ACTGTCCACTTTCCTATCTGGCACCAAGAAATCAGAGACATCCTCGTCCTCAAAAACAACAAAGGAACAGAAGACAACAGAGTTAGAAAGTTAGACTATAGTATACAAATATCTAAGTTATTCTATGAACGTTTTATCGAAAATCAAGAAATCTCGCTATTTTCCCCTCATAATGTTCCTAACCTTTATGAGAGTTTTGGGACCAGTGAGTTTGATGCTCTTTACTGTTCATATGAGTCAGACGAATCAATCCCCAGAACCACCATCGGAGCTCAGGAATTGATCCTTGACCTCTTAAAAGAGAGGGCAGAGACTGGTAGAATCTATATTATGAATATTGACCACTGTAATACTCATTCCTCCTTCTTAGATAAGGTGGAAATGAGTAATTTGTGTCAAGAAATTACATTACCAACCAAACCTATTCAACATATTGATGATGAAGGCGGAGAAATTGCTCTTTGCATCCTTTCTGCCATTAATATTGGTAAAATTAGGGATGTTTCTGATTTTGAGTTGCTTTGTGACCTTAGTGTTAGGAGTCTTGATGAACTTATTGATTTCCAAGGATACCCTGTCAACGCCGCAGAGATCGCTACAAAGGCACGTAGATCACTTGGAGTTGGTTTTATCGGTTTAGCACACTATCTTGCTAAACAAGGGGTTAAATATGAGGATAAAGAGGCATGGAAACTCATTCATGACCTAACTGAGGCATTTCAGTATTATTTGATTAAATCTACGGTTAATTTAGCTAAAGAAAAGGGTGCTTGTGAGTATTCTCATAGAACTAAGTATGCTCAAGGCATTCTACCTATCGATACTTACAAAAAAGATGTTGATGATATCGTTCCTAATGAGTTAAAATATGATTGGGAATCACTTAGAGAAGAAGTAAAGCAATATGGGGTAAGAAATAGCACTTTATCTGCTCAAATGCCTTCAGAATCGTCTTCTGTGGTCAGTAATGCAACAAATGGTATAGAACCACCTAGAGATTATCTCTCTATTAAGAAGTCTAAGAAGGGGCCACTGAAGCAAATCGTACCAAATATAGCAACTCTTAAAAATAATTACACATTGCTTTGGGAAATGCCTAACAACACTGGTTATATTAATATTGTAGCAGTGATGCAGAAGTTCTTTGACCAAGCAATCAGTGGTAACTGGAGTTATAACCCTCAACATTTTGATAACAATGAGGTTCCTACCTCAGTAATGGCTCAAGATTTATTAACCACCTTTAAATATGGGTGGAAGACATCTTATTACCAGAATACATATGATGTTAAGACTGATGAAGTTGAATTATCATTACCTAATAGTGAAGATGGAGTTGGTATTCAGGGACATACTCAGTTACAATCGTTAGTTGATGATATTATGGCTTCTAAAGAAGAGGAGTGTGAAAGTTGTGCAATCTAAAGTTGAATCTATGACTGTATTTAATACAGAAGAAGTTGATATTAAGAAACAACCAATGTTTTTTGGTAAACCCTTGGGAGTTCAAAGATATGATACTTATAAGTATCCTCAATTTGAGAATTTAACTAAGTCTCAGTTAGGATATTTTTGGAGACCTGAAGAGGTTTCGTTACAAAAAGATCGTGCAGATTATCAATCTTTAAGTGCTGTTCAGAAACATATATTTACTTCCAACTTAAAGTATCAGACGATGCTTGATAGTGTTCAGGGTAGAGCACCTGGTATGGCATTTGCTCCATACTGTTCTCTTCCCGAATTAGAAGCATGTATGAATGTATGGCAACTGATGGAGATGATTCATAGTAGATCTTACACTTACATAATGAAGAATGTCTATTCAGATCCTTCTGAAGTCTTTGATACTATTCTTAGAGATGATCGTATTCTAGAAAGAGCATCTAGTGTTACTAAGGCATATGATGATTTTATTAATTATGCACATGAATATGGTCAGAGTACTGCTTGGAAAGATGATATGAGGAGTCATCCTAATTCACAATGGACACGTAAGGATCTTAAAAGACATTTATACAGGGCGGTTGCTAATGTTAACATTCTTGAGGGTATTCGTTTTTACGTCTCTTTTGCTTGCTCTTTCGCTTTCGGTGAGCTCAAACTTATGGAGGGAAGTGCTAAAATCATATCCCTCATTGCCAGAGATGAAAATCAACATCTTGCAATCACCCAAAATATATTAAATAATTGGAAGAAAGGTGATGATCCTGAGATGGTTGATATTGTTAAGGAACAAGAACCTTGGTTAATTCAAGCATTTAAGGATACTGTAGATGAAGAGAAGAGATGGGCAGAATATCTATTTAAGGATGGTACTATGATTGGGTTGAATGATAAACTTCTTCATCAATATGTTGAATGGATTGCTAATCGTAGAATAAAAGCACTAGGACTTAAATCGATCTATGACATACCTGCAAAGAATAATCCACTTCCTTGGACAGAGCATTGGATCTCTTCTAAAGGTCTTCAAGTGGCCCCACAAGAAACAGAAGTCGAATCTTATATCGTTGGTGGAATCAAACAAGATGTTACCAAAGACTCCTTCTCAGGATTTAAACTATAGTTTAGAGGATTGTATTAAGGCATATGAAGAAGATCCTTGTGAAAACTGGGATGATTATGCTGGTGGATAAATAAAAAAACACTATGGAAATTAAAATGATGAGTCCTTTTGGTAATGTATTGAATACAAGAGAGAGTTACAGTAGATTTTATCAAGAAGTATTTACTGAGGTTGAAGTGCAATTTGGAGATGAACGGCCTGCATGGATTCCTTTGGATACTCTATTAGCAATTAAAGAACAGTCTAAATAATTTTACCGATATTTTATTAATACAATGAATCCTTCATTAAATAGTTCTGATCTTCAAGGATTATCTGATATTTGGAAGAATATTACCCATCCTACACAGGATCAACCTGAAACTACTCCACCAGAAACACCAGAAGCATCGGTAGATAGTGACGTAGAGCAACCTGAACCTGAAGTAGAAGATAATCCTGTACAGGATAAACTACAGGCATCAGGTCATTTTACTGCTGCTGAATTGGAAAGAATTGCTCAAGCTGATAAGTGGAAATAAATAACGGAGAATGATATAAAATTATGAAATGGAAGAGACTAGTGAGGGAAATTATGAAAATCCCTGGTACTACCAAGGTGCAGCTTTCACTTCTGACGATATTGGCGATTTCTTCGGTTTCGTCTACAGGATTACTAATTTACAATCTGGCAAACAATACATTGGTAGGAAATACTTCTGGCAAAAACGTAAGCCTAGAGGTGGCAAGAGACGGGTTACGTCTGAGAGTGACTGGAAAAGATACTATGGAAGCTCTGACCAGCTTAGTGCAGATCGAAAGTTACTTGGAAACTCGGCGTTCAAACGAGAGATCTTATCCCTCCATACCAGACTCGGAGATGTAAATTACGAAGAGACTAAACAATTATTTTTAAATAATGTATTGATGGAATCCCTTGACAATGGAGAACCTGCATACTATAATAGTAATATTCTAGGAAGATACATGCGTAAGAACTATGGAAACTTTGGAACAGACACTTAAGAATACGCATGATTGGGCAAAAATGAGAATTGCCACATTAACTCATTCAGCTAATAAAGAAATAAATGCATTGGATGAGAAATGTATTCGTGAAGAATTTAGAGAATGGTTCGATCCTGATCTAGAAGATCATGATATTTTTTCGATGGAATATATTGGAAGGGGAAGTAAATATGACTAAGTATTCTCCAGAGCAATTAAAATTAAGGAAAGAAGTACTTAGAATTCTTATGAGTAAGTATGGTCATGAGAATAATAATAGAGCAATATATGAATGTGCTGATGAGTGGGTAGAGAAGTATGTTATAAGTGCAGGTGTTGTTGATTATTACAATGCTTACAAACAGTCCTTTATAAATAAATCACTAAATGACAATTCATAGAATTAGGTTATCAAAAATGCAAAAATTAATTAATGTACTTGCTCTTGCGTCTTTCGCTGTATCTGGTGCCGTTGTTGGTAGTGGGGTATACGTATACCTCAATCGTGCATCCATCATTGATGGAGTTAAATCTAAAGTTATGGAATCAGTTATGGGATCTCTGGGAGGTCTTGGTGGCATGGGTGGAGGAGATCTTCCTATAGGAACACCTGATCTTGCATCTCCTTCTGATTCAGCTTCTATTCCAGATGGTGGTGGCATGAGTCTTCCTGTTCCTGGTTCTCCTTTTTAGTTTTAAGATTCCTATATAAGAATAGTTACTATTATTCTTATGGCTGATGAAGTAAAAGAAGAACAAATAGATTCACCTGAAACTCCTGAAGAAGTAAAGGAAGAGGTGAAGGAAGAAAAACCCAAAGGTATGTTAGGCAAAATGGCTGATGCTATTGTTCCTGATCATGATGAACAACTAGCAATCATTAGTACATTTGTGCGGCTCGGAATTTTGGTTTGGTCGGGTGGAATATTGACTTTAAATTACGTGGCCATCCCAAACTTTCCACAAAAGAATATAGATCCGACATTTATAGCCTCAGTTTTTACTGGAGTTTTGGCTACATTTGGGGTTCAGACAGCTAAGAATAAGGGTAATGGTAATGGTGGAGCAAAACCAGCACCTTCAGTATCTAAAGCAGACATGGAGAAGTTGATTGAGAAGGCATCACAAACTGCACCTGCTCAAGTTATTAGAATTGAACAGGCACCTCTTAATTTAACTGCTGCAGTACCACCTAAGAAAGAAGAACCTCCTTATACATTGTAAAGAATGTAAAGATTAAGCAATGATTAATTGATTAAATAATTTTATGAGCGTAATCATTTACCAAGATCACATAGAAATCCTCGAAGAGGAAAAGGCAGAACTTCAAAAAGAGGTTCTGTCTCTTCGTAGGAAAGTTGCTTATTATCAAACTGTTCTTGAAAAGGAGAAAGGTGATGAGTGGAGATTGTAAGAATCAACCAGTTATTTTTTATAGTGAAGAGTTGACGGACACCAAAATTTATCTTTTACGTCAGCACGGAATTAAATTTAATAATTTTAACTATTTTGATCCAAAAAAAGAAAATGTGGAACTTAAATCTTAAAGAAGCCTTTACCAAAGTTAAAGATTGGGATAAGGCATGGGCAAAGAAAATACAAGAGAAATTTAATCTAACTGACTATCAGATGCTATGCCTTGCATTTGGTAAAGGATTTGTCATAGGTGCACTACTTTTATGATTGTAGTTAATGGTGAAAACATTAGAATACTTATTATAATGATATTGTTTGCTACATGGATTTATTTACTTAACGATCATTTAAGAAATGGAGCTGACTGAAGAAAATGTAATCAAAGTTTTAGAAGAACTTCTACCATATATTGAAGCAGATGGTGGATGGTTAGAGTTTGTGGAGATATCAGGAGGATATGTTAAGGTAAGATTGGGTGGTGCATGTGCTTCATGTGCGATGAGCACTATAACTTTAAGGGATGGTATACAGAAAAAATTAATGATGGAAATACCAGATGTAGAGGGAGTTATTCAGGTTCTCTAACAGTGTCCGTGAGTCCACACATTAATGCGTAAAAATACTTATATGGTATAATAAATATCATTAGTATGGGATTGAAAAATCATGCCCCTGACTCAACAAAGACATTACACTGTAGGTTATCATGATCTACAACATCAACATTATGAGATATGTGAGTATGCCATGAGTGCATACGATGCAATAGAACACAGCAAAGAGGATGTGCCTTTTCTACAAGCACATCCTCATTTTGTTGATTACTGCAACAACGAAGAGGTAGATAATATCTCTAGACTTATGGCTGCAGGTATCCCAATGGGACACTAAATATGAAAAAGAATGATTTAAAACACGAAATTATGTGGTGGATGAGTAGACTTACAATAATGATGACATCATTATTTCTTTCGATGACATTAGCAGCACAAGCATATGCTGCTGATATACAAATGGGTGCTGGAGGCAATTTAGTCTTCGAACCTAATGAGGTTACAATCAATGCTGGTGAGACAGTTACCTTTACTAATGGTGAGTTACCTCCTCACAATGTAATATTTGCAGGTCATGAGGAATTATCTCATCCTGACTTAGCATTTATGAGTGGTGAGCAGTTCCCTGTTACTTTCGCAGAAGCAGGAGATTATGAGTTTCAGTGTGATCCTCATGCTGGTGCTGGAATGAAAGGTATTATTCACGTTAAATAATACTAATAACAATTATTAGCATATGTTATCAACACAATATCGTTTACGTTTAGAGGCAATCTGTAAAGACATTGCTTCTGGAGCAGAGGTTACTTTGGAGGATATGATATGGGCAGAGAAATTATCAAAGGCTAATACAGCAGCAAGAGGTATGCTGAATACTGCCCGAAGAATGAGTACAGATCCTACTGATTCTTTTCTGAATGAGTTGAACATTGGAGACCCTGATTCAACTCATCATCGCAGGGGTTTCTATGATCCACAAGATGTTGTAGATTGGTTCCATAATGAGAGGTCTGATGACTGGAGACAAAGAGATTAAATATTATACCAAAGAGATGATCAAGGAACTCTTAGGAACCTCTTGGCCTGAAAAAGGTGATAGAGAAACTGGTAATGAAATGAGAAAGAGAATAGGTAGAGAGATAAGAGAAGGTAAGAGACCTAAACCAACATACCCATCAGCAGAGTCAAGAGCAAAGTTACCTAACTTTGATGAGAATGGAAAATATATTTACCCAGAAGGATCAGGATTTAGATATACAGAATACTTAAGAGATAATCCAGACTCAACAGAAGCAAGTTCATATGGCAATAAAGTGTCATGAGTGAAGTAGTATGGTCAATTAATATCATGCTTGCCATCCTTCTTATTGGGGTGGGAATTGCAATTTACTACATATTCATGTATGATACATGGTATCCTAATGACCAAATCAGTGAAGATAGCAATCTTGGAGACACAAGTGGAGAGATTACTGGAGAAACAGAAGG